ATTTACGGACAGGATTGTTATTACATTCCTCGTAATATGGTTTCTGAAGATAAGGTATTCGGAGAAGATTCACTATCTAAGTTTGAAGATGCATACATGTTAGAAATGTATGTTGATAACGTAGATGGATATGAAGGCGAGAAAGAATTAATGTCTAAGTTTGGTTTAGACATTCAAGACGATGCAACCTTTACAGTTGCAAGAAGAAGATGGGAACAATTTGTTACGGTAGATAATAACATTGTTGTTTCATCAAGACCCAATGAGGGTGATTTAGTATACTGGCCTAAGGGAAGTAAACTATTTGAAATCACTTTTGTTGACCATGATGACCCATTTTATCAAGTACACAATCTACCGACATATAAACTGAAATGCAAAACCTTTGAATATGGTTCAGAGGCTTTGGATACTGGTATTGCAGCAATTGATTCAATTGAGACAGATAATAGTCTTGACCAATTGTCTCATCAAATGACTCTGGAGAATGCAACAACATTCAACGAGTTCTTTGCTTTAGAAGAAGGTACACCTTCTGATGGACAACTGAAATTAGAGGATTCATTACTTGGTGATAAGATTATTTCAGAAACGGTGGACAACATTGGTTCTATTGTTTTGGAAAATTCTGTCGAGGGTGCTGAAGCGGACTATATAATACTAGAAACTTATCGGGTTGACACTATTGATGAAACAGCACAGAATGATTTATTTGATAGTGAAGAGGATACAATATTAGACTTTACCGAATCAAATCCATTCGGTGACGCTGGGATGAAATAATTATGATTGGAAATTACTTTTACAACGAATCAACAAGAAATGTTGTGGTAGGATTTGGTTCTATCTTTAACAACATTCAACTTGTAAAGAAAGATAACTCTGGTAACGTAACACAGACAATGAAGGTGCCGTTAGCATATTGCCCTAAACAGAAATGGTTATCTAGATTACAACAAGACCCTAACCTAACAAAAAAGGTTGCGGTTACATTACCTCGTATTGGTTTTGAGATTAGTGGGTTGTCATACGACTCTACTCGTAAACTCAATAAGATGGTTAAAGCAAAGAAGGTTGCAAACGGAGAAAACAAAGAAGGATTAAAGGAAGGGTTTATGCCTGTTCCTTACAATGTTGACTTTGAACTATTCATTATGAGTAAAAACTCAGATGATGCATTGCAGATTCTAGAACAAATTTTACCATACTTCCAACCAGAGTACACAGTTACTTTGAGAGAAGTACCAGAATTAGATATTGTTAGAGATGTTCCTGTAACACTAAATAGTATCGGTTATGAAGATAGTTATGAAGGAGAATTTACAAGTCGTAGAGCAATTATCTACACATTAAGTTTCTCTGCAAAATATTATCTATATGGCCCTGTGACTTCACAGAATGTTATTCGTAGTGTTCAAGTTGACCAGTATACAGATATGCCAGTTAACGCACCTAAGAGGGAACAGAGATATTCTGCAACACCTAAACCAGCAGATGTTTCTCCTGCTGATTGGGATACTGATGACGGAGATTTTGGGTTCAATGAGACTACAAGTTTCTATGAAGATGCAAAAACTTTCGACCCATCTAGTGGTACAGACGTATAAATAGTATAAAGAATTAGGAAAAAAATATGGCAAGCATTTTAAAAGTAAATGAACTACAACACACTGGTGGTACAACTGCTGCGACTATCAATTCAAGTGGGTTGGTTTTACCAAAAATTCCATGTTTTGAGATTATTAAAAATTCATCTCAAGCTATTAGTGACAGCACTTGGACAAAGATTACTTTCAATGCTGAAAGTTACGATACCGCTGGACATTTTGATTTAGCAAATAGTAAATTTCAACCAAACATTGCTGGTGTTTATCAGATAAACTTATGTTTGTATTTTGGTAGTGGTTCTAGTAGAGCAGCACTTTCTGTTCTTCGTAAAAATGGAACTCAAATTAGAAAAATGGCATATATTTACCATACTGACCAATCATTAGATGACTACGGTATTTCTGGTTCTACAATGGTTCAGATGAATGGAAGTTCAGACTATATAGAAGCATGGGCACTGGGAATTGGCACCAGCCCAACTCTTAATGGTGGTACTTATGGTGAAGAAACTATCATCAGTGGACATCTAGTAAGTGTACTATAAG